GCCGCGAAAATGCTACGAGACCCACACAATCTTATACGAGATCTCGACGAGCATTATAAGCATATCTTAACATTTCTCGACGAGAGTGCATATATACTAGCATGATCTCGACGAGACGGTGCATCATAAGGCTTGCAAACTCGTCGAGAATTATGCTATAATACACAAGCATTCATACAATCTCGACGAGTTATGTACGACGACTACGATCTCGACTATACATACGCATCCGATTATTCATACGATCTCGACGAGTATACACAAGATCTCGACGAGGATTATGCACGAGATGGGCAAGACTACGAAGCACTTGCATATCGTCATTATGCATGATATAATCTAGTACACACACTACGAGAATCATGTCTGTAACACAAAAGCGTATCGTACAGGTTACACTAGATCTCATGTGTTATGATGACCTAGATCTAGATGATATCGATTGGCGCGAGGTATTGCAACTCGAACCTGGAGAAGATGTCCATTGTAGGGTAAAAGAATTCGATCCGTTCGAGTAATGTGCCAGTTCGAATATTGGTCCTTATTCTCAATTAATAGTACTTATTGATTCTCAATAAGACCTTCGTTATTGAGAATGCAACCAATTGTGAAACTGGCACAAGACCCCTTGATGTCTGCCACGTGCTGGTTTACATTGCATTCGTTGACACAAATTCCCACCATGACTGAAGTTAAAGTTCGTGTCGAAACTTATGACGGTTGTGTAACTTTTTGGTATGAGAAGTCCAGAGTCAAGAATCCTACCGAAGTTGTGTGCAATCGTGTCACAAACCAGTTGATGGGTTTGAATATTAAAGAGGTGAGTGTGACAGTTGCATAAGTGGCACAAGGGGGGTTGCGTTCGTGCTGCCTCCCTGATAAATTACATTCGTCCCTGAGAGACACACCATGTTTGATGAACTCTGGTCTGAAATCCAAGATGCTCCTGGTGAGATTTTTGACCTTGACATTCCTGAACTGAAAGATGAAAAGTTCGATGTCAATGAGTACCTGAACGCAAACTACGATTACTGATGAACTATCTCACTCCCGACGATCTTAACAATCTCATTCGTTTGGTTGAAGATAACAACCAGTACAATGATGATGAGGATAAAGAGTTTTGGAATGACATTCTCATTCGTCTGAATCAAACTTCCCGTCACTGTCTTGATGAGTTCTGAAATGACCCTTACTTCCCAACAACTTGACCAACTGATTGACAACTACGCCGAGCGTATTGTTGATGAGATGGACCTTAAGTGTTTGATGCAATTTGTGTATGATACGATTGTTGAGAACATGGCAGGCAAATCTGAGGAGGATGTTCTCAATGAGATCTCGTATGTTTATGATGAAGATGTGATTCAAGAACTGGTGGAGAGTGTGACGGTTGAGTAAGTGGCACAAGGGGGGTTGCGATGCCCCCCAATCCATGTAATACTAACAGTATGAAAAACACCCACCTTGAGCACCCCGAAGATTCTATCCTGACGGGTGACCTTACTGTTCTGGATTGGTTTACTGCCCGTGGCAATCTGAGTGTAAAGATTGATGGTGCACCTGCTATTGTTTGGGGTATCAATCCTGCCAACGGTGAATTCTTCGTTGGCACCAAAGCAGTCTTTAACAAAGTAAAGATTCGGATCGCACATTCGCATGATGAGATCAATCAATTCTATCAAGGCGAAGTTGCAAACATTCTTCACGCTTGTTTTGATTGGTTGCCTCATTCAAACGGTATCTTTCAAGGTGATTTTATTGGTTTCGGTGGTGACACTGAGTATACTCCTAACACGATCACTTATCAGTTCCCTGAGGTAGTTTATGAGAAGATCATTGTTGCTCCTCATACTTACTACATTGCCGACAAAGATCTTCGTGATGCTGTAGCGTATCCGATGAAGTTTATCATCACTGATACTCCCTATGTGAAATTTGTGAAACCTGAAGCATACATTCAGCATGGGCAAGAATCGTTTGCCGATGTTGCTGAGGTGTGTGACTTTGCCCGTCAAATGTCTACTGCCTGTGAGTTCGTAACTGATAAGGAAGCGGCAAAGATCAAACAACAGATCAACGCCTGCATTCGTGCTGGTGAAGAAGTCAACCCTGAGAACTTTGATTGTGATGCTAACCTGCTGCGTCTGTGGGCATTGGTGAAGTCAATCAAAGATGATTGTCTCTTCCTCTGCCGCAATCAAGGTCCTGCAGCATACCTGTACGGCAACAGAATTGATGCTGAGGGTTATGTTCTCTCCAATGAGTTTGGTACATTCAAGTTGGTGAATCGTGAGGTCTTTTCTAATGCTAACTTCAACAACCAACGCTTTCAGTGTGCCAGTTGAGAAGGTGGCACACACCCCCTAGACAAGGTTCCCATTTCGTTCTATTCTACCAAAGTAATCAACGCAAGGGTTTGCGAGATGACTCTCAATCAATTCTTTCTTGACTGTCTGGATCTGAAGTATTTCGGTAACAGTCAGGACAATTCAGTTCATGAGCACGAAGTCGCTAAGTTGCTTGTGAAGCATGGTCTGAAGTATGAATATCAACCGAATGGTATTCAGAACTCTCCTGACTTCCGTGTGCATCACAACGGCAAAACTTACGACATTGAGTGTAAGTCCAGCAAGCAGGCATATCCTACCTACAATGGCGGATTGCCGAAGGAAGGTGTTATCTACGTCTTCAGCAGCAAAAAGTATAACGAAACCACAGTTTTCTTTGCTGATGATGTGGTGAGCAAAGAAAAGCGCGATCTGTATAACAAACTCATCGCTGAGTTGAATGTTACTCTGAAGCAGTATCAGGCACTCAATGAGTGGAAGGAAGATGAGCGTGGGTTTGACTTCTACATTCGCAACATGTTCACTCAATCGGGTGGCAAAGATAAGACCGATTACTTCACTCATTCCCGCCGTGGTTACTGTGAAGATCGTGTGGTGAATTACGATTTCTGATGCATAGAAATTGGATTATCGGTGTCGTGCTGGTGACCGTACTCTGGCAACCCCTGGCACCGATCCGCCATATGACAGCTGATGCACTGGCACTTGCTGCCTCCTGGATCCGCGACTGACCCTGTAGAATTACTGCATACCAAACGACCCCAACCCATGCGGAAGATCGAACGCCTGATGAACGCTGCAATCAAAGCAAGCGAAGATTTCAAACTTGATAACACTGAGGTGATCGCATGTTCTAATGTTTCTGATGTCTACCTGCACGGTCATTTGATTGCCCGAATTGGTGAAACCTGGATCGAATTGTTTGATGGTGGATATCAAACCAAAACCACAAAGTCCCGCCTGAATGCTATTCTGAAAGAATTCGGAATCACTGGTGAATGTGTCTTTCAGAAGAACTTTCAGTGGTTCGTTAACTACAACGGTTCACCCATTCCGTTCTTCTCTGGGATGCGTCTGGCATAGGTTTTATAGAGAATGGGATGCGCTCTAAAGACACCCCAACTCAAATCACACTGTTTTACATTTTATCATGACCTTTGATCTTGCCACTGCTCTGCTGAATCGTGCTGGTAATGGTAACGAACTGATGGCAATTCTTGACTCTATCGCTGCCGACAATGAACAGGGAATTGTAACCGATACCGATGGCACCCCGTTGATTTGGTGACAGTTGTAGAGGTGTCCACTCTTCTCCCCGTGAGCACCTTTTTTGTGCAATACTAAAAGAGTCAAAGAAAAGCAACTCAAATGTCCGTGATCAAAGCATTCTCCATTGACGGCAAGATGATCAACAAGAGCACTGAAACTGGCAAGTGGTGGGTGTCTGAAATGGAGAATGATTGCTTCCGTGGTGCTATTGCTTCTCTCTACGATTTCGTGGTTGAGACTAATGCTAACTGCGACATTGCCTATGATTGGGTTTGTGATCAGTGCGGCATTGATACATTCGTTGCCGACACTTGGGCATGGGATTGTTTCTATTCGGTCTTTGATTCGGCACGTGACTGAGTTACACTAAACCACACACATTCCTCATTCGTTATCATGGCACTCTACAACATCGCATCCGATCTTAACACCCACCAGACCGTATGGGTGAGCACCAACGTTGCTAAGGGTCGCCCGCAACTTAACAGTCACCGTGAAGGTAACGCAGGTCGTTCACTCAATCGTGCGGGCATTGATGGTTTCCCTGCCTGGGAGATTGCGGGTCTTCATTGTAACTTTGTGCCCCGTGCCATTCGTTCGTGAACACCAGCGCCCCGCCGTTCCGCCGCGTCGGGGGGCGCCCCCGTTATAAAAACCATGGGTCCCCCTAACCTACAAAGTGTTACGGACGCGAGTATAATATACTGTGCTATATAAATCTAAAAAGAAGATTCATATACACGAAATGAGAAAAAATTCCGGAGAAAATTTTCAGTCTGTACAAGTCGATCCAATCACGGGCGACTATTACATTGTAATTCCTGAGTGGATTACAAACGATCTTTCATGGTACGAAGATACACAAGTTCGCCTATCAATTGAGGGTGGAGATCTCGTAATAACCGAAACTGAGGGTGATTGACAATCTCTACATAATACTGTATGATCATTGATGTAAACGCATTCTATTATGGCCAAAGGATTTACCGTAAAAGCAAAAACGCCGACCGCCTCAGAACCAGAGTGGGACTACAATCTTGCCCGTGAAATGGTAAAGGGTAAGACAATTGTGTTCTGTCTACCTGGAAGAGGAGTCTCATATACTTACTTAAAGAATTTTGTTCAACTTTGTTTTGATCTGGTACAGGCAGGAGCAAGTATTCAGATCTCACAAGACTACTCATCAATGGTGAACTTTGCCCGTTGTAAGTGTCTTGGAGCAAATGTACTTCGTGGACCTGATCAGATTCCCTGGGATGGTAAACTGAAGTATGATTGGCAATTATGGATTGATAGTGATATTGTTTTCAATACTGAAAAGTTCTGGCAACTTGTTCTGATGGATCAAGACATTGCTTCTGGATGGTATTGTACAGAGGATGGTAGAACAACCTCTGTAGCACACTGGATGGAAGAGGATGATTTCCGTAACAATGGTGGTGTTATGAATCACGAAAC